GGCCGCACAAAAACAAGTTGATCCTCCACTTCTTGTTCCAGATGATGGTTTTATTCTCCCCATAAGAACTGTACCTGGCGGCCTTAATTTTTATAGATCTGGTACAAGAGATAGATTAGAGCCATTAAATATAGGCGCTAACAATCCTATAGGTTTAGCTATGGAGGAACAACGTAGAAAGGCTATCCAATCGTCTTTCTATGTTGACCAGTTATTGCTTGGTACTGGTCCTCAAATGACAGCAACAGAAGTTGTCCAGAGAACTGAAGAAAAGATGAGATTGCTAGGGCCAGTCCTGGGAAGATTACAAGCTGAATTATTGCAGCCACTTATAACCAGAAGCTATAATATATTAGCGAGGAAAAATAAATTTAAAGTTGCACCAGATATTATCCAGGGCCAAGATTTTGATATTGAATATGTATCACCGCTGGCCAAAGCTCAAAGAGCTGGTGACGTACAATCGGCATTACAGTTTATTGAATTGACACAGCCGCTTGCACAAATTGATCCAGGCGTAGTTGATTATGTAGACACAGATAATTTAATTAAACATTTAATAAATACATTATCAGTTCCAGCAAAAGCAGTTCGTGGACAATCTGAAGTTGACGAGCTTCGTGAACAGCGCCAGGCACAACAAGCGCAGCAAGCGCAACTTGACCAGGCGCAGCAAGTTGCTGAATCAGCTGGTGCAGCCGCACCAATGTTAAAGGCAACACAATGAATCCAGAAGAATTAAGGGCCGCTTATAAATTAATTTTAAACTCTAAAGATGGTGAGAGAGTTCTCGCAGATTTAGAAGCACGCTATCACATTAATGGATCTACGTTTTCTGTCGATCCATGCGAAACAGCCTACAGAGAGGGTCAGCGAACTGTAGTGCTATTTTTAAAATCAATGCTGAAAGATCAACCTAAAAGAGAGGATATGGTAGAAACATGAGTGAAGAAACACAGGTAGCGGATGCTCCAGCGGTAGAAGAAGCTGGACAAGCAACGTCTGTTGAGCCAGTACAGAATGATTGGCGCTCAGAAATCCCAGAAGAAATCAGAAGTCATAAATCATTAGAAACAATCCAGGACATTCCTAGTCTTGCTAAGAGTTTTGTAAATGCACAATCAATGATAGGTGCAGATAAAGTTGCATTACCAGGCAAGCACGCTACGGATGATGATTGGAATGTTGTTTATGATAGGTTAGGTAGGCCAGCAGAAGCTAAAGATTATAATTTAGCAGCTTCTATACCAGAAGGCCAAGTACAGAATACTGAAATGCTTGATTGGTTTTCTAACACAGCACACAAAGCTGGTTTATCGCCACGCCAGGCAACCTTAATATTAAATGAATTTAATGAACAAACTAATAATCAGCTCAATACAGATCAAATTAATGTTCAAGCTGAATTAGAAAAGACAACAAACGAACTTAAAAAAGAATACGGACCAGCATTTGAAGATAGAATGACTGTCGGTAATGGCGTTTTAGAACAGTTTGGTGACAAAGGCATTGCAGAAATACAATTAGCTGATGGTAGACGTTTAGGCGATCATCCAGAAGTTATTAAAATGATTGTTAATGTTGGTGAGTTCATCACTAAAAAGGTTGGTGAGGATAGCTTAGAGGGTGTTAAGACCAGCGGCGCTATTGGACCAGAAGAAATTAATAATAAAATTAAAGAAATGACTGATCCTGGTTCACCTTACTGGGATGCAAAACATCCCCAGCATAGCTTTTATGTTGATGAAGCAATGAAATATAGGGAGATGTTAAATGGATGAACAAGAATTTAAGCTCGAAGTTCTAAGAATGGTTTTAGAAACTGGATCTGGTAGGATTATAGATAATCCTCTGGAACGAGCTGATAAGTATTTGCAATGGTGTAAACAAGGGGATAAGCCGAAAGGCACTCCAAAAAAAGACACTAGCAAAGTAGTCGAGATAAGCAGTGGCCCTCGCAAAAAATAATCAAACTTACGTCTGGATTCTCCAGGTAGCGTTATCATTTTAACTTTTATAAGGAGCTTGTGTTATGAGTACACAAATCACAACAGCTTTTGTAAATCAGTTTAGTTCTAACGTACAGCTATTGTCGCAGCAAAAAGGTTCGCTGCTTCGTGGTGCTGTTTCTGAAGAATCTGTAACTGGTGAGAAAGCATTTTTCGACCAAGTGGGCAGCAGCGCTGCTATCAAAAGAACCAGCAGACACGCTGATACAATGATCCAGGACACACCACACTCAAGACGTATGGTGACAATGGATACATATGAGTGGGCGGATTTAATTGACGATAGCGACAAGGTTCGTATGTTAATTGATCCTACATCAACTTATGCTCAAGCAGCCGCAGCTGCAATGGGTAGAGCTATGGATGATTCAATTATAGCAGCCGCTACTGGAACTTCAAAAACTGGTTCAAGCGGTGCTACTGATACAGATATGGTTTCTGGCAATATCATTGCTCATGGATCTGCTGATTTAACAGTAGCAAAACTAATCCAGGCAAAGAAAATCTTAGATGAGGGATCTGTTGATGCTTCTATCGCAAGATATATTGCTGTTGCTCCAGCGCAAGTTGAAGCTTTACTTGGTACAACCCAGGTAACATCAAGCGATTTTTCTAACATCAAGGCTCTTGTTCAAGGTGAAGTTGACACTTTTATGGGTTTCAAATTCATCATGTCTACAAGACTAGCTGTAGCTTCTAACATCAGAACTTGTTTTGCTTGGGCTGAAGATGGAGTTAAGCTTGCTGTTGGTAAAGACGTTATGGCGAAGATTGATGAGCGAGCAGATAAGTCTTATGCGACTCAAGTCTTTTATTGTTCAACCTTTGGTTCGACACGAATGGAAGAAGCTAAAGTAGTTTCTGTCCTTTGTGATGAATCAGCTTAATAGGGAGTATTTGATATGACTACAAAAAACTCAACGCTCATAGCGAACTATGAAGCTTCTCCAATCGTAATGAATGATGCTGCATTATTAAGCGGTTCAGTTCGTATTGCTCAAGGCAACGTAGCTTTGGCAGCTGGTGATACTGGTAATGCAGACATTGTTATGCTTGCACCAATCCCAAGCCAAGCTGTTGTGACTTCAATCCAAGTTGGATCTGATGCACTAGGCGGCAGCTGTACTTATGATATTGGTATATACACAAGTGCTGGTGCGGTTAAGGANATTGACATCTTTGCCACTTCTGTTGCGGATGGAGCTGNTATTGCAGAACTACGTTACGAAGCTCTAGGTTTAGAAACTACTGGACAAAGACTTCATGTTCAAGCTGGTGATACTGTTGATCCAGGCGGATATTACTATATAGCGGCAACATTTGATGCTGCTGGTGGTAGCGCTGGTGATATGGCTTTCATGATCCAATACGTTGTAAACTAAACTTTTAGGACAGCATAGAAATATGCTGTCCTTTTTTATAGGAATTATTATGGCTTCAGTAGTAGATATATGTAATTCAGCTTTAAATCAGATAGGTGCATCTAATATCATTGCGCTTACTGAAGATAGTAAGGCTGCAAGAATATGTAACCAGCGCTATGAATTTGTAAGGGATGCTGTTTTTAGATCTCATCCCTGGAATAGTTTAATTACCAGGCAAACGATAGCGGCTGATTCAACATCACCTGGTTTTACATATGCAAGTCAGTTCACATTACCTACTGATCCATTTTGTCTGCGAGTTTTAAAACTTTCAGATCCAGAAATTAAATTTGAGATTGAGGGCCGCAAAATACTTTGTGATGAAAGCACTCTTAACGTAGTGTTTGTTGGAAAAATAACTGATCCAAATCAATATGATACATTGCTTCTTGAAACTATTGTGGCATCTTTAGCCGCAGACGTTGCTTACTCTTTGTCTGGCAGTATTACGTTAGCTGGACAATTTGCAACTCTTTATAGAGATAAATTAAAAGAAGCAAGGTTTGTTGATGCAACTGAGGGCAACACAACTAATACTGCAAGTATAACAGATAGTGAAGTTATCTCAGCCAACACCTTTATTAATGCGAGATTATAGATGGCGAAAGCTTCACCACCATTTAATAATTTCACAGCTGGTGAATTATCTCCCAGGTTAGAGGGAAGAACAGACGTAAGTAAATATTTTAATGGGTGTAAAAAATTACAGAATTTTATTATACATCCTCATGGCGGTGCTAGTCGTAGACCTGGAACGAAGTATGTAAATACAGTCAAAGCTAGTGCAAACTTTACCAGGCTAATACCATTTGAATTTAATGTAGAGCAAGCTTACGTTTTAGAGTTTGGTAATCAATATTTTAGAATACATAAAGATGGCGGAACTGTTGTTGATGGCAGCTCTAATGCAATAGAAGTAAGTACAGTTTACACCACCGCTCAAGTATCTGGCATTAAATTTACACAAAGCGCAGATGTTATGTACTTAGTGCATCCATCCCATCCAGTCCAAAAAATAACAAGGACAAGTCATACTGCATGGACAATATCAGAAGTAGCGTTCTTGCGAGGTCCTATGCAAGATCCAAACACAACTGATACAACATTAACAGCTAATGGCAGAACTGGTAGTGGCAAAACTATTACAGCAAGTGCATCAACTTTTGTGTCTACTGATGTCGGAAGATTAGTAAAACTCCATGATGGCTTTGCAAAAATAACTGGATTTACAAGCGTAACTGTTGTGACTGCAACTGTTCAAGAAAACTCTGAGGGCAGATCTGAATTGATGCCANCTTATACTGCATCAACTATAGCTTTTTTTGAGGGAGATCCAAGCTCAACTGGTTTAGAACATAACGATAGAATATCAGATACAACTGGTGGTTTTATTATACAAGGTTTTAAGGTTGGTCAAAAATTAACAATATCTGGCGCATCCAATAGCGGTAATAATAAATCAACTGCTGTATTAATTGTTCAAGTAACAGCGGACACTATGTTGTTTTCGCCAAGTGTTGATCTTGTAAATGAAAATGCTGGTCAATCTGTTACATTAAATGGTGAACTTGAAGCTGATAGTAATTTTAGCTTAGGAGCATTTAGCACAACAACTGGTCATCCAGCAGCGGTTTCTTTTTTTGAACAACGCCTGGTCTTTGCAAATACAACTGCACAACCACAAACATTATTCTTTTCTGTTGGTGGTAGCTTTGAAGATTTTGCAGATGGCATAGATGCTGATGATGCTTTGACTTATACAATCGGATCTAACCAGGTAAATGTTATTAGATACCTGGCATCAAGTAGAGTTCTTATTGTGGGAACAAGTGGCGGTGAATTTGCTGTAAGTGC